ATGAAGAAACCCTTTTATAAAAAATGGTGGTTTATTTTAATTCTAGTAGTAATCGTAATTGGTGCTATTGGGAATGCAATTGAAGGTGATGATACTACAAAAGAAAAATCGGATGAAACAACTCAAGTTCCTGCATCAACTAATGCCGAAAAGGAATCAGAAGAACCAGCTAATGAAGAAGTAAAAAAAGAAGAAGACACGTCTGTTAAAGATGCTGAAATTTATAAAAACGAAATCGTTATACATTTAGATGCTTTCCAAGATGAATATGATAAATATTGGACTAATAACTGGGTAACAACATTTGAAGGTGTGAGTAACGGTACCATCGATAGATATAAAGCTTACGAAACTTTAAATAGTCTAGAGAAGTATTATACAGGTTTAGGTAATAAAATTCGAAACACTGATTTACCTAAGTTATCTAAAGAAAATCAAAAAATACTTAAAGACTATTTATCAGATTTCAAAAGCGCAATCTTAACTCGAAGTCGCGCAGCATCAGAAGCTGCTGATATGTTTGATAAAGGTGAATTTAAACCATCCGAAATGGAAAAAATACAGTCTACTGTAGGTTATGCTGATCAAGAAATTATATCTGCTATGACCAACCGAGCAAAATTAGAGCAAAACCTCGGTTTGGCTGAATAAACATAATAATTTAAATTAATATTCTATAAAAGAAAGTCACTCATTATTTTTAAAATGAGTGACTTTTTAAATGTTCTATTAATAATTTTTCTACTTGTGATTTTAGAGCTTGCTTAGCATACCTCAGTATTACATCTTCTCCAGGAGTTTTCAAAACAACGTCACTAAAGTATTCGTCTACATGAATCCACTTCACTACCTCGATTTTTTGTTTATTTAATATTCGTTTTTTATTGAAATAATCACTTCTTAAATCTTTCAATAGGTCATCCGCTATTGTGATATATACCTTTGCCATTTTTAGATTTCCTAGTTTATCGTAATCATTCTGCAACGATTTTACTGCCATATCCAGAAGGATAAATTCATGTACATTTCTTCGCTCCTCAGGCTTAATCATCAACGTCTACCAATGAAGCTTTTTGTATCATATCAAAGGTAATACGCTTGATTGATAAATCAGTATCTATAAGTAACTCCTTATTATAAATATTTGTCCCAGTAATCATTCCAATTTCATCATATAGTTTTTGGCTTTTCCAAAGTGTGAGTTTAATTAGCTTTTTCATTTTGAAAGCTCGCTGTATTGTTTGCTCAATCTCATCAAGTTCCCATTCAGTCAACTCACGTTTTTTATCGTAAAACTGCTCTTTTTTCCACTCCTTTAACTTAACTAAATGTTCAGGTAGCATCAATGATGTCCATTTCATATTTCCTCGGTCATTTATCATTACAATCACTCTCCACAATTAATCAACGTCAGATACTTTTAAAATGTCTAAAAAATGTATCTTATGGATGCCCATATATCTGTCTTTTATGTGGATTAATTTAGTGTTTGCATCCATTTTTACGACTGTACCCTCTAACAGCTCATCATGTTTGTAAATTGTGTATGTATAAACTTTATTTTCTTGCATCGATTCTTTTAAGGTATATGCGATTTCCTCAAGGTCAAATTCATCACGATCTAAATGCTTAGGTTCTTTCTTTTTTACTGGTGTTTTTGTTTTAGCAGCCATATTAACCCTCCTAATAAGAACATTTGTTTGTTTTATTATAGAACTAACGTTCCCTTTTGACAATATATTTATTTGGATTTATGGGAAATAAATAGTAAAATAGGTTGACTTTTAATACTAGTACTAGTATAATTAAAGTATAGAAAGGAGGTGAACAAGTGGAATACTTAGGAACAATAATAGCCCTAGTGTTCATTGCATTACAACTTCAATCAAAATGGCTCGACAACCAAAAAAAGAAGTTAGAAAATGAACAACTAAGGCTACAAAACAGAAGAACAAGAAGAGGGGGTTAACCCCTCCTTGTTTCCTAAAGTATACCATGAGCCCATGAAAATATTAAATATTATACTCATTGTCTTACTTATTGCCTTACTTGCGTTATATGTAAGAGGTTACTTCTTAAAACGTGAGCAAAGAAGATTATTGAAGGAACGTGATGAAAGTGTCAAAAAATCCTCAAACGGAAGCAAATAAACGGTGGCAAGAAAAGAATAAAGAGCGTGCGAAATACACAAGTGCCCGATCTAGGGCACGTAGCTTTATCAAAAATTCAGCCTTAGAGGAAGATTTAGAAGAGTTTATGGAATTGATATTGGAGCGTAAAAAAATGTTGAATGAAATGAAAAAAGACCAAGATGGCATTTAGCCTACTTGGTCTTTTCTATCTTATAATGTGCGTTTAACTACTGAAATTAATAACCCTAATGCTTCACCATCTGTCATTGAACAAACTCTTTCACTATGGTCTACCTTCAAGATTCCTTTTTGATACGTCGCTTTTAATAAACCTTTCAAATCCTCTTTAGCTGTTGATGTTAGTGTGTTAGTCACTTTCGGTTCCTCCTTTTGTTGGATAATTGTTTTTGGTTTCATAGCTTCTTCAATTCGTTTTAAGAAGCTATTCCATCGGTTTTCACTTAAAATTCGATGCGGACAGTATTTCCCGTTCCAATCTTGATGCTTTTTAACTCGCTCAATGCCCCATCCATATTGCTTTAGTAACGAGGCTATATAGTGCACTGCATTTTCCTCAGCAGCAGCATAACGAGGTCCGCCACTTTTGCTGTAACAAATTTCAATACCAATGGATTTACGATTACCATTACCTTGACCATCCCCGCAATGCCAACCGTTACGATTAAATAGGATTGCTTGAATAACTTCCTTATCATCAACAGCAACATGATAAGATACTTGATTGTCGTTTGTAATCATGTACTTAATCTCATTTACTGCAGATGCATCGTTGGCGGTATTGTGTACCGTGATGTACTGAGGTGTCATTGTGTAAGGCGATTTTATTGAATACTTACTAGATGGCAATAAGTTTTGTTTAAAAACGTAAGCCATTATTGCTCACCTTCTTTTTTAGCTGCCTTTAATAAATCAAAAGTTCCCGAAGCTGTTAGACCAGCAACAAAGCCAGCCATCAACATGACGTATGCTGGATACTCTGATAACGGCCAACAAACTATGCCAATAAAAATACCAATCACTACCGATGTGATTGGCATGTATTGCGTATTAATTTTAAACGTCTTTTTCAGTACTTCCGAAACGGCTAGTACGATAGCCACCATCACCATTGCAATCATAAAAATGTTTGTTAAATCCATTATTCATCATCCTTTTCTGAGTTTTTATTTTTGAGTGAGTGTTTTTCAATACGGTCCACACGACCTTCCAATACATTCAGCGATCGGTTCATACCTTCAAGTGCGATTGCTGTTCTTTCTTGTGATTCATTTGACCGTTCTAAGTGGTCCATTAATTTATTTTCGCGTTCTTCTGCTCGGTTCATTAGATTATCATTTTTGCTTATTAAATAGCGAAATGCCCCAAACGCTATAATTAAACAAGCTATCGCCCATACAGCTTGGCTTGTAGCAATTTCATTTACTGCAGCTACATCCATTCCATCACCAATCCTTTGCCCTATTCAATTAAAATAAAGGCTATGAGAAGCATCGAGAATCAGTAACATGTACCCTTGCCCATCTCGATTGCTCCCACAGCGCATAATAAAAGCACTCTCATTTAAGAGTGCTTAAATTTTCTTTATCATAAAAATATTCTTTTTCTAAAAAATTGAATGCCTCTTCAATGCCATGTAAAATTTCTTTACCTAAAAAGTATTTTTCGTAATTTTTAATTTGAGATTCAAAATCCTTGATATCTGGCTCAATATAACACCATTTAAAAGTAATCGCTTCTATTTCAAAAGGGAATTCACAAGGAAATTCAAATCCTCCTTCAGATTGATGCAACTTAAATAAAAATTTATTATGTTTAAAAGAATTAAACGCGTATTTAAGAGCTGAGATAATATGCGCAACATTGTTTGATTTCTTTCTTTTGTTGTATCCTTTAAAGTTTTTAGACAACCATTCATCAGTAGTACATATCCAAAGCAATGATTCCCCAAGGGATATATAGACTTCGAACTCATCTTCTTTAGTAATTCCCTGTTTTAATTTACCATAAGACTTTTTTAATGCTTCTAAACTCCACTCTAATCTACTATCTGAAAAATAATTCATTTCATCACCCTCTCAGCTATTATTTCGTTGTTGAATGGGTAATTACCTTTAAACTATAAAAATAACGCTAAGCTTATGCTTGCGTTTTCTGCTCATCCATTATGCTAATTAATTCTACATACTGCTCTTGTGATATTTTCTTCATCATCAAAAATAAACTTAAATCCGATTCTAACGATTCGTAAATATAGTTACCTGAGTTAATAACAATTTTCGCTGCCTTGTAAATCATGTATATTCCTCCTATAATCCAATTTCTTTTTGAAGTAATAGCATTTCAGTATTTAATAACGTTTGTGCCTGCATTTCTTCTAGCGTTGGTTGAGGTTCGTCAGGAATAGGATCTGGAATGATAGGTGCTGTAAACTCGCCTGTTTCTTTGTTGTAATCCCATCCTTCATGTACGTTAGAATTGCTTGTAATATCCACTAAAACAATATTAGGTGCAAACTCTGGTTTTTGGTCTGCTTCAAAAATCCAATGTGCTTTATCATATAAAATTTGTGCAAATTTCATCTAATCACTCCCACCAGCTAACATTTAATATTCCATTACCGCCCCTGCCTCCTGAATAACCATTAGCTCCTAGAGAACCGTTTGAACCACCGATGCCTATAATTATGTTATACGAAGTAAGAGGTGTTACAGTTAAAGGTCGATTGTATACAAAATCACCGCCACCTCCACCGGGTCCTCCGCTGTATTGACTACTTCCTCCACCAGCACCGCCGCAACAAAACATTGCTTTAGCACCCGGACCTATACCTCCGTTCGGACCAGTATATATGCCAGAACTGCCGCCATGACCACCAGCTCCATTCGTACCTACGCTAATACCAAATGAACCATCACAACCTCCTGCTCCGCCAGCTAATCCAGCAGAGGAAGGAGAAGGTTGACCACCGCCGCCGCCCGATAAAGTTAACAGATTTCCGAAACTTGTTACTTGTCCTGCTGTGCCGCTTGTTGCGCCAGCACCACCACCGCCACCGCCGCCGCCGCCAGCGCCACCGCCAGTAATATAAACTTCTGTAACTCCTGTTGGTACTGTAAACGTACCGTTTGTTGTAAATACTTTCGTTTTTAGTACTTTACTCGCATTTTTATTTTCGATTTGTGTACTTACGTTTGCTACATCTTGCTTTACTTGTTCTACATTGGTCTTTGTTGTATCAGTAGTTGTTTTGATACTATCCACTACTGTTTTAATTGAATCAACAGCCGTCTTTATAAGAGCTTGTATTTCAAAACTCGGCAAATTAAAAGGCATTATTTAACCACCTCTACACAATCCATAGTAGGACAATTTAATACTGTGTTCCAACCAAGAATAATTTGATATTTTTTATTTCCTTCAATGAATTGATTATGTTTCGCCATATCTTCCAAATGTGCAGTAACTTTAGTTTCTAATTCATCTACTTGTAGTTGTAAATCTGCTATACCACCATTTTCTTGTAGTTCTTTCAACGCAATATATGAACGATTAAAAAACCAGTTCATATGTTGTGCTGATGGCTTCATACCAGGTTGCCATCCTGTTGTTTTTAAGCTTTCAGGTGGTTCAACACCTTGATTCAACCAAACAGGTAATGCACTTACCATAATCTTCACTCTCCTTTAAATCGGTAGTTCATTGTCTTGCGAAGGTGTATAGACAGCACCAAAGTAACCCCCTATTACCTCATCATTTATATCTCCTAGGCCTTTATTGTTGTCGATAGTGTTTGTTATATCACCAAATTCGAAAGTTCCTGTAAGTTCAATAACACCAACCTTAACACCTGCAGCTACTGTCCTTTGAACAATCCTAACGAAGTTTGTAGGGTCAAGTCCTGCCTCGTTTAATTTTGTTAATGGTAACTCAATGACTTTAATTGCAGCAGGTTCTGGTTCCTCTGGATCGTTCCACTTTTCCTTAATCCTTATCAGCTTGGGTTCGACTGATAAGGCGATAGCCAATACTTGTATTATGGTATCGATTGTTCCATCACTAAGATTTCGAGCGATTTTAGACTTTAATAAAATACGATACACTTCATCATTCGCCACACCGCGAGGTTGATTAACGTTTTGACCTATTAAATCAAGTCCAGCACCTTCGGCATCGTCTATATTTCTCCACTGCCTAATACGGTCATTTGTGGCTTGTACTTCTTGTGCTTCTGTAGCAAAGATACTCATTAGTTTAGAGATATTCGAATCTGGCGTTTTATCAAAGTAATCAGCAAATCGTTTAACAATTGATTTTGTACTAAACATTCACTGCCACCTCAATGTTATTAAAATGTGTTTGAGCAACTTCCTGTAAGCCGACCGATACATTTGAATCGTTGTAAGCTAAACCGTCTGTAGATACCTCTATGGCAACGTCCTCTATACCATCAACACTGTAGGTTCTAGCGATTAATCGTGACACTATTACATCATCACCCATATTTAAACCTGCATAAGTGTTGTTACTTAGGTCTGTACCTCCTACATATTTGACGAGAGCTGATTTTATTTGATTAATGCCATTTGAGCTAAATGAAGTATTCGTTGTCACATTGACTTTTATGAAAACATTTACTTCATTAGCCCTTGTGAACCCTATTTGTTTTACATCCCCACTTAAATCAAGCACTTCGACATACGTTGTTCCAAAAGGTTGTATGCCACCAGCTTTCTTTTCGTGGATGGCTTTAGCAACTTCTTCATCGCTGCCACCTAAGACAAAAGTTTGGATTGATCTTGGTGGTGTTCCATATTGGTCTATTACATCGCTGTAGTTTTCTATAACTTTAGCTGCGCGAATACTTGATAACTTTAATAGATTACTTCGTATTGCGGCTGTTGTAGCTGACCCAATACCTTCAACAGTGATGTCTGCTCTTTCTCTAGCTTCGGAATCTGTTTCCTTTTCACGACCACCATTAGTCTTTCCAGGATTACTAACACTGTTAATATTAGCGTCAGGATTAACTATTTGAGTAATTGTGTTTGCTCCTACATTGCCTTTTGCTCCGATTTCGTAAGACACTATATCAACTAACCCTTTACCTTCATCATTGAGCGTTAAATCATAAAGTGTTTCGAAATAAATGTCATTATTGGTGGACACTAAAAAACCACTTTCAACGAAGTGGTTGGGTGTACCGACTATTTCAATTTGTCCATATGCAAAGTCAGCAAGATTACGGCTTATACCTGCATATGGTAATAGCATATCTAACTGATTACCTTCAGCAGTCTTTCGATACGCACTGTGATAAACATCCTCTGTATCTTGCCAAAGAAGTGAAAAGAACCATGCCATAATGCGAATGATAATACCCAATACGGCTCGTTCTGTAGTATTAGCATCCGCACCAAACTTTTCTTTTGCCTTAGCTGACATATTATCGACTAATTCACTGTATGTTTTTCTTTTAAAACCTGTCTTATCCAGCGCCACCGACAACCACCTCCTCATTAAAAATCGTACCATCTATGAGTGTCACGCTATAAACAATCATTCGAGTTCTATTAGCATCATTGATTTCTATACTGTTTATTTCACTGATTCGTTCTTCTTGAGAAAGTACACGCATAACCTCTGCTCTTGCTTCCTCTTTTGTTGATTTTTCTAAAACGCGCTTGAAATCAAGCCCTGTAGCCTCGTTTAAGAACCATTCTTTTAAGTTAGTGCCTAATGATATTCCAATACACTGAGCGACCTCTTTTTCACCTTCATCTAACTTGAAATCCCCATGTTCAAAAAGTAAATCGCCATTTAATAGCGCTAACGTTTTCACTAAAACACCCCCACTATAACAGCGTCGTGAATATCAAACATCCTGGCGGTACCTGGAAAAACATTATGACCGTTTTGTGCTTCATCAATGGATCGCTGGTTAAATATCACTTGTACTATGTCGCCATTTCTTAAGTCTGGAATCATTTCAACTGATTCTGTAAAAGATATTACATTATGCACATGCTCGCCTGTACCTGTGTATTGAGCGTGAGGTGCAGTATCTGTGGTTATAGAAATCGGTGCATTGTTATGCACTTTATACCGTTGAAATAATACTGGTACATTTTCGATTGGAGCCAAAGAACTTTCACTTTGTCCGTATTCTTTCACTTTAAATAAAGGTTGTATCTTAGCTCTTCTCTTACTCTCATCATAAGAAAGAACTTTGCAAGGCATAGCCGTATTTAAGTTCATAAATACTCCTTGTTGAAGGGTACTGAAAAACTCGGTCATATTCGTCATAAAACAGCCTCCACTTCAGTATAAAATGAGTTGCCTTTGCAAATATGTTTACCCTTCTTCACACGAACTTTACTCTTCGTTACAATTGATTGAAGTTCAATAATAGATGCCGTATTCATTCTGTGTTGCAATAATGATTTTGCTTTGTAACCTTTGACAATGACACCTTTCCGCTCATTCTCAAAGTATTCAGGTGAGCCAATAAGTCCTGTATCTGGACTTAAGATAAATCGATGGTTATCACCCTCTGTAATGGGTCTGATATAGGTTTGTTGCCTTGAAATATAAGCCGATGCTCCGCAATCATTCGCGACATCTTGAATTTTTTTAAAGACTTCTCCATTGATAGAAAAACCTTTATCATATACTTTATTTGTTGGTAATTTGAGTACGGCTACTTTTAAACCTAACGCCTTCGTTAAATCTTTAAGAATGGCATCAGCTTTTATCTTTCCTTTGTACGAACGTTGCAAGGTCTTTTTTACATTAAACGGATAAGTGTCTAATACTTTTATTACTGTTGCTCTATCTGCTCCTAATGGTGTTGTACTTATGCTATTAATACGACCATTTAAAATTAATCCTTTATCTTCAACATAACCAGCATTTATTGATATAGCTTCACCGAGTTTTAGCTTATTTCTTGTTGATTCAGATAAATTGTAGATAGTAATTTCACTTATATTAGGTTCTAAGTCATCATCGAATGGAACTTCGAACTCAATATCTAAATCAGCATTATTAAACTTTAAATTACCTGTCACTACCTCTACGTATCGTTTGAATAACTTACTCATTGCTGTTCACCAACTTTAAAAATACTGTTTTGTTCAGATTCTCATACGTTACACGTGTTTCTTTCCCTGATTCATCTAAGGGGATGATAGTTGGCGCTGGATAACGATGATCAAATACCTCGCTAAACAATGGCATAGCGTAAATAAGCTTTTCACCATAAACTAGGACCTCCCCATCTTTTTGTAAATCTAATGAGAAGTAATCATGTAACTCGTTGTATCGTATTTCTATTAAAAATAATTCAGCGCCCAATTCCACTTCAAAACGATAGGGAATGAGCGCTTTTTCAATTTCGATATATTCAAATTCTAACATCCCTACACCACCCTAATCTTAACTCCAATAGGTAATTTTTGAGGATCATAGCCACTCCATTTCTGAATATCTTGCCATTTAGTACCGTATTTTTGACCAAGAGAAGAAAATGTATCTCCTTTTTTTATAACGTGATAAACTTCCTTCTCTTTCTTGTTTTCAGTTTGTTTACGTCCAGCCTCTGCAACAGGAGCAGTAACTGCCTTAATTTCAGGTGCTACGTAAGAGGATTGAGCAATCCGCACTTCCGTTAAGGTGCAGCTAAAATTATAACCATTCATCACTTTAGAACTTGCTTTTATAGATAATCCACTCATGAGCATGTTCTTATAAATTCTACGTCCTTCATACGTAACCAGTTGACCTTTAATCTCAATATTTTTCAGTTTACTGATTAATGATTCAACTCTTTCGCTAGTCGGTCTAATTAATAGCCCAGTTAATTTAACTACCTCTGGTTTTCGTTCTACGTGGTCAGATAAATCAACACCCTTTTCAACCTTGTGCGTAGGGATGTCAACGTCAAAGTTAGCATCCTCGCTTGTAACATGTATTAACAAACCGTTCAATTGAGCCTTACCAACCAATTCTTCTACCATTGCCTATCCCTCCCTCGGTACAGGCATAACGCTCAATAAATCTCCAAACATTTCTTCCAAAGTAGCTTTCACACTAAATGCTGTCTCTTGTGGGTTATCACTACCTTGTACAATAATTTGTATAGGTGCAGAAACCTTCGTACTACTGGATGTATTATTAACAGTTTCTGTTGTTGAATAGTCCTTTGCTGGCTCGAACTGTGTTGCTTGATCTAGGTTAATTTCTGGATGCGTGCCATCGCCTTGTAAAATACCTCTATCACGTAATTTATCTGCTTCATCTGCAGGTAAAACAGCTTCATCTTTGTGTAATAATGCGGGCATTTCATCAAACGGTACTCGCCCTAGACCAATCTCAAATCCTGGCAAGAAACTCGAAACCTTCGATACTACTCCGCTAATCTTTTCACCAACGTCGAAGTTTTTGATTGCTTCTCCGACTGCTCCTAGCTTCTTCATTACCCATTCAATTGCATCAGCAATGCCATTAAACGCTTTGGAAATAGCGCTGAGTATAGGTTTTAGTATTGCCCATGCATTTTCAATCGAACTCACAGCCAAAGGGAACATAGGTACAATAACTTCAGTTACTAAAAACTTTATTATTGCAGTTAATCCTTCAAAAAGTGCTCCTCCAATTTTTAAAGCTGGAGAAATAATGTCCATTGCTACGCTAATAACTTCTTGAGCTACAGGGAACAACGGAACGATAACATTTTGAATTAATCCTTTGATAATCCCTGCTGTCATTTCGAAAATATTCATGGCCCCACCTACTATGTGGCCTATATATTCAAATGCAACACCGATATATTCTTGTGCTTGTGGTATAAGAGGGATTACGACATTTTCAACAAAGTCTGTAATAGCTCCTTTTACTGTCGAAAATACTGACCCTATAATATCGAAGTAATGTGCTATACCATCTGCTATCTCTGGTGGAACCCCAAGATTTTGCCATATATCCGATATCTCTCCTGTATCATAAACTAGTGACATTATTGATTCGTAAACGGCTGAAATAACGTCTTTTACCACGGATAACTTACTAAATCCTGCTGATAAAGTTTCCATAAACGGTCCAGGGTCTAAATTGCTAATCAGTTCAACACCCTCAATCATTAAGCCAATCACGTAATCAAGTATTGGGTCTCCTATTTTTACCATGAATCCTTCCCATGCTGATTTTAGGTTTCCAAGTTGATTTTCCCAACTTTTGGATTCTCGAGCTGCTTGACCCATTGCCCCAGAAAGCTTATTTCCATCCTCAACCATCGCAAGTAAGGTTAATTGTTTTTGTGCCTCTGATAATTTATTAAACGAGTGCCCGTACAATTCATTGGCTTTAGCATTACGTGTGGTTTCTGTAGCAGCTATCCCTAGAGCGGCATCATTTTCGAAGTTCCCTTTTAGGAATGACTGGAGATTTTCAGAAACATCTTCAATGGAACGATCAAACCACGCAGCACTATCTGCCGCTGCCAAAGTTGCTCGTTCAGTTAAACTTAGTGCCTCCGCTGTATCGACACCTGTTGTTTTCGCGAAGGCAGCCATTTGTGTGAAACTCCCCTTTAAACGGTTAGGTAGTATACCTGTTTTCTTAGCGATGTTATCAAGAGCTTCCGTTGCAGTATCGTTTATACCCGCAAAAACTTGTTCAAACTGAGAACTCATTGCTCTTGCGTTCGCAGCGCTTTCTAATGCAGATGTTCCAAATTCAATTATCTTATCAACAGCTATATAAGTTCCGATTGCTGAACCTATACCAATGATTGTCCCTTTTAATTTCCCAAATGCTCCATCAGTATCATTAGCGCCTCTTTCAACATCTCTTAAATTATCCCCGTCTAAATTATTCAATTGGCGGTCAACATCATAGATAATCTCACCTAAGTCATCGAAGCTATCTACTACATCTTCCGCATTATCTTCCAGATCATTTAAGCTACTGAAATCCATGTGTGATATAGCTGATATCACTTGGTTAATTCTTCTGTCTAACTCACCTAAAGGGCCATCGTCAATATCCATACCGATTTCAACAAATAAATCACGAATACTCACGTTTTATCCTCCCTTCGCGGCATTCTTACGTTCGACATACACATCCATCGCAGCATTGAATTCATGTAGTTCATCTGGCGTCATCGTTTCGGCACGTTCAAAACTTAAAAAGCGCTCCATTACAGGGCGCCAGAAAAACCAATTTTCTTCAACTTGTTGCTTATAAGATTCGTATGGCTTACACGTCTTGAAAGAGGAACGTTGCTGCTGCTTTCATAACTTCAGAAAGTCCTCCGTTTTCTTCGAAGTGATCCCAATTTGTACGACCACCTTCAGCAGTAAAGACAACGTGGTCCATGAATTCGCTATAAAGTAATTCAGATGATGTTCCAACCTCTGTTTTAGCACGATCACGCATACGTAGTGACTCGCGTAAACCAGGGTGTTGGAAAGTGTATTTTTGTCCTTTTTGTGTTTCAAATTGCATTTGTTCGCCTTTTTTAGCCATTGCTTTTCGCTCCATTTCTTTTTGTTTTAATTGATTTGTGATGTGTCTTTTTTTCATTGCAAATTAAAAGAGTGAGCACAATGCCCACTCTCCTTTCGTTTTATTTAACTGTGTAGTCAAATACTTTGATTGTGTATACGCGGTTAGCAACTGATTTGCCATGTTCGATGTCTGGCACTTTAGTAACCATTGCCTTCGTGCCACCAACAACCTCTTTAATTTCGTTGTTACTGTTCACCCATACGGGAAACATTGTACGCTCATTTGCAAGTTTATTAAGTGTTGTGATTGATGGCGATGTTTGATTCAATGTAATTTCGACTGTACCTAATGAATCTCCGTTGATTGAAACAACCGCATCCCCTTGAGCTGATGAACTTGCTTCAAAGTTATCGTTATCCTTTGAACATTTGACCATTGTTCCGTCTGCATAACCTGTAATGAATATGCCATTTACGGTCGTCGTAACCTTCCGCGCATCATATGTGCCGATATGTCCTGTCATTTAAAAGCCTCCTTATACTAAAATCTCGCCATGAATTTTTGCCCCATGAATTGCTCCAGCAAGTTCAAAGCTAAACGACAACCCATTATAATTACGTGCCGCACGATCAGATGCTAATACTTCATTTCGACTTTTAGCTGTAATCGTATATAAGTATTGTCCTGCATCATCAGTGCCAATTATGCCGTTCTGTCCAGCGATTTCTAGCACTGTACGTACAGCACCTTCAATTTGAGCAATACCACTGTCTGTGTAAGGAATTTTCGGGTTGGTTGATAACAAATACTGCACTTGTTGTTCAATGTTCAATTTCACCCAATCCTTGCCGTGAATTACGTCGATATATTCACCACTAACTAGCGTGCCTTCGCTTGTCTGGTCAATGCCTGCTTTAGTTACATAAGCAAATGCTCCACCTGTATGAATATCATTTAATTGTGTCGGTGTAAGGTCCTGTGGCGTAACAAATTTGAGTGTTTTAAACTTCCATGTAAGTGAACCTACAGGACGCGAACCAACTTGTCCAATTAATGCAGCGTGTGGTAATTCAGCAATTGTATTATGTTGAATAACAAAAGTACGATCATATTTACCAGCTTTTAAAATTGCTAAATCTTCTTTGCTATCAACTACATGTGCAGCCATTTTTAATGCTTTTGCTTCTACCGCATCACTAATCGCCTTATAGTCAGTAACCGCGCCAGTATCTAACATTACAAAGTACCAATCGTTATAAAAATAGTTTTCTAATACTGTCACGGCAGTTATTGAATCACTGTAAGTTGCGATAGCTACTTTCTCAGGTCTGTAATCCCCTTGGGCAAAGATTTGTTTTGCAATCTTATAACCATCTGATTCTTGACCTAATGCCTCTTTGATACCATCTAAATCAAGATATTCTTTGTAAGTACTTTCGCCAGCTTTATTAGCTAAAATCAGTGGCGTACCTAGCCCGATAAGAGCTGATGGTTTCTTAATGTCAATCGTGACTGTAACGTCTTGTAATGGCATTAAATCCCCTCCTTAATTTCGATATTTTCTATAGTTCCTGTTGCATCAATGCTTTCTATAACATCGATTTCAAATGATTCTCGGCCACGTACCCGTAAACGAACATCAAAGCCTACACGACGTTCATAATCGACCGTTAAAAAAACATCACGGTTGCTGGCACCAAGCACCTCTACAACTGTGATGTTTACATCTGATAATTCAATTGAACCTTTACCTAAGAAATACCCACGTGCCTTACTAGAATAATTTTCTGCATCTTCTATTTTTTCTGCATTGCATGTGATGGATAAAATGATTTCTATATCTTGTTCAATAGTCATTATGTTATCTTCTACAGATTCAGCGACCTGCCCTACACCTATAGCAGGTGATATATTTTTTATAGAGAAAAAAGGGTATGGTGGCATTTTTCCCATTCCCTCAGCTTGAATTACTTCAATCCCAGTATATTTTGAGAGTCCACCTTGCATAGGTAACCATACATCATCATACCTAAACATTAGATTGTGTCCCTCCTCGAGCATTCTCTCTATATCGCATGAGATAAATGCAGACGTCAGTGTAGTCTGTTAAATCTTTAAATGACTGTATTGTGTAAGTATCACCCTTGTATTTCACTTTAGTGTCTATTTTAATCGGCTCAACTACATATAATTTCTTTTCTTTTATCGTATATATGCCACTTTCAATGTACTTTAAATCATCATTGCTTAGTGGCAATATAATGCCTGACGTAGGAACTTCTGTAGGTTTACCAGAAACCCATTTCCCGTTAATATATTGCCCTTCTTGATCTATTAAAACAGTAAAAGGAACACTATTTTGCTCAATAACTTCTTTAAAAATCATTAATTCAGGCATTATTTTCGCACCACCCTATAAGTGACACGCATACGTAAGCCTCCAGTATCAATAAGTGGATTACTGGAACCTTTTTTTATAATGGTAGAAGGAGCATTCGGCGGAGCATCTAAATCCGTTATTTTTTTTTGAACATCTCCTACCATACGAGCACCTAAACGATTGAAAAGAGTTTGTACATCCATTTGTAGCCCAAGCACTTGCTTAAGCTGACTCTTAAAGAAATTAACCCATTCCTCATTTTTTTCATCAAAAGTAGTTCGTAAAAAAGAACGTTCTGGGATGGTGATAGAACCTCCCCCTCGTCGAATTGTTGCTCCAAACTCATGAACACTCGCCACCATCACGTATTCATCACTTCCGAATATTCCAATTTCGACAGAATAATTTTTAAGTTCTTTCAATACATCTTTCAAGCGACTTATATTATTCGTATCTGTAAGCCTGACGTTTATTCTCGCCATTTTATAGCACCACCAAGTTAATTGACTTTTTTGGTTTCAACTGTTCCTCTAACTCCTCTAAAATACGTTGATATTCCTGACCATACTTCGAAGCAAGAAGCCCAACATTTTTACTTGGATCACTATATTGGCGCTCGATAACATCCACTTTTTCACGAATAACTGCTTGGTCTTTAGTAATACTTAAAATAGCTAGGTGAGCAGCTAAATAACGCGTTAATCGCTCTTGGTATAGCTCTGGAACATTTAAAGAGGACACTTCAAGCGAAGCATCCTCAATGTACATTGTAAGCCGTTCATCAGCGATTGAAGTAAATTCATCACTTAGCATACGAATACGCTCTAATGAAGTTAATAACATGTATATCCCTCCTATTTTTCGGGATTTGTTAACTCATCAATTCTTTTATCAATGGCATCCAGCACAGACTTTCGGTTCTCTTCTGCTTTCAGACCTACTAGCATATCAACATCAAATGCATCTTCAATCATAGCGATTGCATCCTTTGCAGTTGGCTTTGCTTTTTCACCTTCGTAGGCAAATTCGCCTTTGTCATTAAGGTGTTTCATCAGTGGATGAGTAAGAAATTGTTCGAAGTCCTTCTCATCCACTTTATTCGTACCAGGGTTAAGTGTTAACCCATTGGCTGTATATGAATAATTACCTTTGTTTTGTACTAACATCAATAGCCCTCCTTAAATTCCGTCCGCACGGCAAATAGCCATTGGATAACGGATGATTAAACCTGTTGTACGCTCTTCAAATGGCACTTTTGTGTTCGGGAAGGCGTACTCTTGTGGATGGCGTGTTATATCCATTGGAATACCAAGCTCTACAACATCAGGTGAAGAATCTAAAACAACGAAGCAATCCGAGCTTGCTAAACCTTTACCTTTAAGATCATTAATTGTTTCAATACGTTTAAATAAGTTTTCAGATTGAATGTACTGCAGTGCTGTTTGTTTCGTAAATTCATTAAATACTTTCTTTTGAAGTTGCTTCTTTGCATCAGGTGTTAAGAGCAATGTATCAGCTTCATGGCCGTTTAACATATCTACTTTAGATTTCGCTTCGATAATATCGTCAACGATTTCTTCACCTGTTTTGTCAGCCCACTTTGTTGAAGTGCTACCTGCATTTTGTGGAGTGGCATACACTTGAATGCCCACTGAATCGGTTAAACCTTTAATTCCGTGTAGTTTATCACCAGAAAAGGCAACTTGATTTTCCTTTTCAGCAATAGCTTTACGAACTGTATCAGCTTTAGTTACGTCGATAGGACGGTTTGCCATCTGAGCTTCACGTACTTCTTGTACGGAAATATTGAATGCTGCAGCAATTGAATAAATTTTAACTGTTTCTTCTGTTAAATCTGCATCTACTAAAGGCACATCAGTTGCACCAGGAGCTAAGATTTTAGCTGCGCCAGAGCGTGTCAATACGTCATAACTATAAGTTTTCGCTCCCGCAGGAATATCAGTTTTTAGTGCAAAAATAGATCGCGCTTTTAATTCTGTTGCATGTGGTTCGTAAATACGCTTGTCAATAGCGTTTAAGTCTTGTGGACGGATTAAAGACATATATGAGCTCCTCCTTAAGGTAAGTTAATTTCGATTTCTACTAATTGGTCTGCTGTAGCATTACTTTTGAAAACAGCACTTAATACATCGATTACTGATGCACCGGATGCTACGAACTTTTGTGTCGCAGGATCTACTTTGACTGCTTGGCCGTTAATTACATCGCCTCCAGCAACTACAAAGATACGGCCACGTTTAACGATTGCTGCAGGTTCACCAACCGGATAGTTCTGATCGTCTTTTTTCTCTACATAATCGTGAATGCTTTGAGCTAGAGCGATACCGATAACGGTGCCGCCTGTAGCGATTGGCTTTATCGCTGTTCCTGTTGCATTTAGTTGTACTGCTGCACCAAAAGGAACCTTTGCTTCTACTGCGTATGTGTCCGCTGTATAGTCTTGGTAGCTTGATAATTGACCAGCTTTACCAGCTGGTTGCATGTAATCTGGATAGTTTGTAATAGGCATGTGAAACTCCCCCTTATTTACGCATGTTTAAGCGTTGATTTTTCAATTCATCTAAATCTTTATTTCCACCAGCATCACCTGTGTAAGCACTATTTGTACCTGTGCTAGAGAAACCATTTGATTGCACTTGCTCAACTGTTGCATCAAAAAAGGCGTTGATATAATCGTCAGATTTACCATCGCCTTTAAAGTCCTGTTTAGTTGTAGAGATAACCGCCTCTTTAATTTCGCGATCTGTTTTACCAGTGAAGTCGAATGAATCGCCTAACAGCGGTTTAGATGCATCAATTAACTTCACACGTACTTCTACCTGCTTATCTAATTCATCAGCAGAAAGTACCTGTTCTTTCAAAGTAGCAATCTCTTGATCCTTTGCTTGGATTGTTAAGTCTAAAGCATCTAGACGACCTTGCAACGCATCGGCACTATCGCCTTTAACCTTCGCTGTTTCTTTTTGAGCTTTTAATGCATCGATATGAGCTTTTACTGCTGGGTCTACCTCGTAATCTGTACCTTCAATTTTGATTTTTACCATTTTGTTGTTTCCTCCCTTTTCATCAATTTGCCATGCGTCCGAATCAGCACGAATAGCAACTTCTGGACCAGCACGACCTTTTTCTACGATAGCAATGTGATTAATTTCAACATTACGCTGTGCGTACTCATACTGATCACCGTTATATGTTCCACTTTCAGCAACTACATCTGATAAGAAGCCGATGCTGATTTCGTTATAACCCTCATGAATTTTTTCAATAAGTGCTTTATCTGTAACGGTCAGTGAAATATAAAGTTTGAAGTCCTCTACACGTGAATCTGTATGACTCATACCTTTCGCATAGGTTTGATAATTATCAATTGTAACCGGCTCATTTGGATGACCATCAGTAACAGGCTTAGAACGTGCAGAATAAATGGTCCGGTCACTAAAGATTTCTTCTGGTAACTTTGCTTCCATTTGTACAGTTCCGTCTTGCCGTTGATATGGAAAAACACCAGGGCGAGTAATCGGTACATTGACCGTTAAATAGCCTTCTGGTGTTTCTCTGTAGTCTTTAATATAAGATGTGTCGTAACGTTGTAGTTTCAATGTTTCACCCCCTCTCATACTAAAAAAGGCCACTTTATTCAGTGACTTTTATTTCTTTATATAGTTTCTTACACAACTTTAGTGTTTTTAAAGCTTTTTTGGAGTCCGAAGTTATTCCAACGATTAATTCAGATATTAGAATGTCAGAATAATCTTTTTGTATATTTAATTTATGCGTATATGAATTTTTGGTTTTTCTTGCTTCATCAATATTATTTATTAAATCTTCTTTAAGAATCTTATTTTCTTTGCATATTTTTAGAAATTCATCTAAAGATAGACCATTTTCGTATTCATTGAAATGTTTTTTTAATAACTTTTCTATAAATACAACCGCCATAATTTGTGACGAGATATAAGATCCTATTTGATAATTATCTAATGCCTCTCTTAAATAGATACTTATATCTGAATTGGTCTTATTAATTTTTTTATCTAATTTTTTACTTACACCTTTAATTTCCTTTTTTCTAACTTTCCTTTGATTTTTTTTTAACAAGATAACGCCCCCTTCTCATCTTATTGAAGAGGTATTTTCATATTTTGTCAATCATTTTCAAAAACTGGTATAGCAACACACCTACAATGATAATCCTCGCCAGGTAAAACCTTTCTACCATTCACTACTGGTGGGTCATCATACGAAAATACTTCACCACTGAGCCTTCTATGTGTATCGCGAACACGTTCATCAGCTGCATCGTACCAAGTAAACTTTTCAATCCCTATATTCTGGTGGCGCTGAGCTGTCATTTGTCCTAAGATTGATCCTGCTTGGTCAACCGCGATAAACTGAGCTTTGTTTCTTGAAATATCGGCTTCTTCCATAAGTTGCTCACGCATTTGTTTAATGGATACTCCACTTTTTACACCATCATTAACGATGTTCTCAATACGCTCAAAATAGTCCTCATGGATTGTTTTGATATAACCTACATTGTCAGTGATTTTCGTATGAAGAAAATCCTTTAACCAAGGTTCATTGGCTACTAGAGTAATGCCCTTAACCTTCATCTGCTGTTCGATGTTATGCCGGTTGAAACGGTTGATATTGTTTACGAATGAAGATGCGGCACGCTCACTTCTTATAGTGGCGAATATCACACTTGCCTTGCTCTTAACTGCATCAAACATCTTCTTAATGCCATCAAATATGCCATCCTCTATATAATCAGCGTCCTGCCTTGTTGTTAATTGAGGTGCAACATGCTTATCAAATAGCTTTATTGTTTCTACACCAAGCGCATTAATCATCTTTTCGATAGCCCGACTATAACTGACTGTTGCAGCGTCTGGAAACCGTGTAATGGGTACTTTCTTAGCCATTAGCACCAAGCCTACCTTTATACACTTTTTCGGCTAATTCTTTCAAGTATGCTTCATCACCGCTAAACTTAAGAGTGTCAGACAATCCAAATTGACCAAAACGAGCCTCTCGTAGTTCATCCGCAGTAACAATATTATTGAGTAAATAAATCTGATCTGTTTCAGCAACTAACTTACGTATTTCTGCATCTGTTTTAGCATCCACGTTCCATAAAGGGTTGAATTGAATCTCCCACTCTAATGATTCGGGGTCGATACGTCCACCAAGCTCTTTTTCAGCCATTAATAACATACGAATAAGCTTTTCTAAATGCGGCTTCATTTCGTTCTCTTGGTCGGCTACAATGCGAGAATAATAGTTCATCACATCATACTGCGCGCCTGCTATAGTACCTGATTCTTGACCTTTAATTACCGTTTTCGGCATACGTGCAGCACCGGCTAATAGATCCCAAACAAAATCCAGCAGATAGTTGATACCACCGATTGACGTTGTTTCCTTTTTCAGTTCCTCATCATTAGATATCATTGCAAGTGCTTCAGTTCTAAACATATAGTCCATAATCATTGACAATTGCTGCTTATCTTTATCTGATAGATTATCAATATCCTTCGATTTGTAGACTTTAAAAGTAAAATCGTGAAGTATTTGACCAACCGACCATACAGATGTATCAAAAACCGTCAGAATGTCGTATAACGGCTCCAAGAGTGACCGCCCTTGTGCTTCCCCTTCCATGCGTCTTGTCTGGCTATGGAGCAAACGAGAGATGTGAACGGATGATTCCGTCTCTTTCTGCTGTACTCCATGACTTGAAGCACGATTCACACGTATTTGCTCTAATTGACCGTATTTAATATCAAAAACATCTTCATTGATAAGGAACTCATTAACTTTTATCGAACTAAATGCATGCAGGTAATCCACTTTATATAGCTTTTCTAACGGCAGTTCATCACTTAACTTGAAATCATTCCCTTGCGTTACCCCTAACGAAATAAAACCATCTCCACGGAGACGGTCATAAGTAAACATTTCTTTAACTGCTTTCTTCGCTTTTAAATCTGCTAATTTACTCATGATGTTTCGCGCTAATTTTTCATCCTTCATGCGGAGTGTAAACCAGTTCCGTGTCATGTCCTCTGCTGGAATATCAATGATATTTTGAATAATGCGGCTGTCACCGTATAAATTCGTGATTTCATCATGGGTTAGCTTACGGCCCATACCAGCAACCTGTCTGGTCAGTTTGTCTTTAGAGTTAGCCTTTCCATTACCCTGCATAAAGTCATTACGCATTTCCTTTGCTCTGTCTAGTGATTTCATATTCTCACCTACCTTCCTAATAACCTTTGATAACGATCTAATGGATTAGCGTTGTTTGTATATAGCTGATTCAATGCTTGAGTTGTCATATCTACTAAGTCATCATGTGCAGCGTTAGGGAAGGAAACAAGTTCTTCTTCCAAGTCCTCAACCCAAGAACACATATTTGGATGAGGTAAATAAACATTTCCAGCCTCAAATAAAGGAGACACCGCATTTGCGCGTGCCTCCTTACCACCTTCGGGATCAACTGGAACGATTCCACTAATCTCATCTTTTAGCATTTCGATGATAGCTGAACCATTTGCTTTATCCTCAATATATTTACTTCTGGCATTAGGCCACTTATCGGACATTGCACGAATAGCTTTCATCGTATCAGCAAAGCCTATACGTCTGTGGTCAATATCCAATAAGAAATACTGAGCTTTCTTACGTGCCCAAACGCCGCCAGCAACAAAGTCGCTTGTATCAGTGCCTTTAAATGTACAATCCCATGATTGCGCCATCTTATCAAAATGAATAGGTAAAACTGCCACATCATCACTTAAGCCCCATTCTCGCTTTTGTTCCTCTGTACGAACGTAATAACGTATCCATTCACGTTTGAAGATGGAACCGCCTGCTGGTGAAGGTCTTTGTTGGTATAAAGCGTTCCACGTACGACTTCCAACCTCAGCCTTTTTATCATTTGCCCATTGTTCATTAAATCCTAGTTCTCGGCATAATGGTTCACCAGGCGCACGACCAAGTAAGTCATCTTCGTCCTCTGCAATTGCTGGCAAGCGTAACCGAATCCATTTACGTGGACTACGTGCAAGTAAACGTCCGATCAAATCATCTTCATGCCAGCGTGTCATAATGACTATTAACGATGCGCCATCGTGTAAACGAGTTACGAGTGTTGCTTCCCATTCATCCCATATGTTGTCTCGGATTGTTTGAGAGCTTGCTTCCTTCATGTTTTTAATTGGATCATCAATAATCATTAAGTCAGCACCTTGACCGGTAATAGAGCCACCAATACCAGTTGCAATCATGCCGCCTGGTCTATTTTCAACTCCCCAGTCTTTAACTGCTGCATTCGCTTCTGATAACTGAACGTTGAATAACTCATGAGCAAACTCATTAAATTTATTGCGATTCAATCGTCCAAATTTTTTAGCTAGACCATCAGAGTAAGCAGCTGCAATCACTCGCTTATCTGGGTTTTTCATCAAATAGTAACTAGGAAATGATTCTGTCACTGTCATTGATTTTCCGTGGCGTGGGGGCATTTCGATTAACACTGAAAGTTGTTCACCATCTGCAATACGCTGTAGCACTTCACAAACTAACTCTGTATGCCTGTAGTGCTCATAATGACCATGGTGTACAAACTCTACATAATCACGGTAAAACTGGCGAGCGAGTTCTTTGCTTGCTTCATAGGCTAATGCATCTAACTGCTCATCACTTATTTCTTGCAGCAAGTGCCCTCAACTCCTCTGTTGTTAACTTACTTAGATCCACTCCACTAGCTTGTGCGATATTCAGACCTTTTGTTTCTGAACGGATTTTTGCAATCTCGACTTTCGCCTTTTCATCATGTAATTGCTTGCGTTCGTTTTCATTTAGTAAATCTGTATATTTCGCTAACATGTTCAGCGCTGTCATTTTGTCAGCAAGCTTCACTTTAAACATGCCGTCTTTACCTTTTGAAAGTTCAGTAATGAGCGTGCCGTCAATTTCTTCTGAATGATGCATAGCAAACTTAGTGTACGTATAAGGTACAACCTCTGTTTTTTCCGATTTCTTTGATCCATCTGGATTGTATTCAACTTCTGTTTCGGTTGCTTCTGATTCGACTTGTGTGAAATCAATGAAATCCGTAATGTCTGCAAATGCTATTGCTTTGTACTTTTGAAGCACATCCATTTTATCTAAATCCTCTTGCTCTAATCGTTCACGCTTCATCTCGGCGATAATAGCTTTCACCTTAACATTCCTTAACAGTCGACTACCACTCGCCATAGCAGTTTCATAGTTGCATTTATACGCTTTTTTATATGCACTAGTCGCATTCAGTGAACGAACATAATACATACAAAAAAGCCGTTGCTTATCAGTTAGGCCATCATTACCTTCTAATTCCAAGGGGGTAACTTCTTCTGATTCAACGACTTCTTTTTCTTTGGATGCATCCATTTTTACAGTTGCAACCTTAGTTGTTTTGGTTGCATCCTTTTCAGTTGCATCCCTCGACCATTTCTCACGGCTCTTTCTACTCTTTAAAGTACCAAGCTTTATGTCATGCTTTTCAGCAAGATCAGCCAGTGTAATCTTTGTGGTTTCCCACTCTTTCTGTATTTCATCCCAATTAACCATCTCTCATAAACACCACCTCCGACAATTACGTTTTTAAAACAAAAGAAAAAGTCACATCATAATTGACGTAACTTTCGTTTGTTATTCTTTAGTTATTGATTATTAACTGCATAGATCTAAACCGCTAGTTATTACGCTCTTCTCTAAGAATATTTATAATTTCTTTAATTCTATTTTCCGTCGAATAAACCCCGTTATCTTTTACGTAAGCTAATACATCATGAATGGTATATTCGCCAACCATTTCAATATAAGATTTTACTAAATATTTTTCTTTTTCGAGAGCTTTTTTTAATTTTTTAATTTGATTATTAGAATAAAAATCTATATCTTCAATTTCATTTAAAGCTTTCTTGTTCAACTCTTTCTTAAATGTTTCAATCGTATCTCTTCTAATTTTTTCTCCGTATTCTTTTAATTGGTCATGGCTATAATTGTCTTGTTTATCGCTTTCTTCTTCTTTTTCATTTAGTGATTCTTCTACATTTGTAACTACTTCCGCAATACCATTCTGCTTACTAATTAAAACAGAATTTAATTCCCTTAATTGTTTTGAAATATCTAGATGTTTCGAATCTGAAGAAATCTTGTTTTCAGAATCTTGTTTTAAAGATAAGAAGATAGCAATCACTGCCAACGCTATTGAAGTTGTGTTTGCTACGATAGATAGTTTTGTATCCCAATGCAAATAAAAATTTGCTAACAATAAAACTATAATAAAAATTAAAAAACCCATTAACCAAAACCAATCTCTATTTGTCCAATTTTTAAACATATGTCTTACCTCCCAACCAATCATAAACCATGAGATGTAATATATGTAATAAATTTTTGCTCTCAAAACCACACCAAACTCTACCCTCTCATCACAAAGCATTTTGGCTGTTTGATGCAGTTTTCAAAGCGAAATAAAAAGCCCTCGTATGAAGGCTCTTAGTTTCGTGCAATTGAAGCATTAGCCCACATAACAGCAGTTTCAAGGTTTGTCATAGCAACTGACTTCTCACGGCTGTTAGGACACTCTTCTTCAATCAAATAAGCCAGCTCTTTCGCTTTTTCACGAATTGCCTCGTACTTTTCTGGTTGCCCTTCTTTCGGAGCGTGGTACATAAAGTTGTTTTCAATTTGTGGTTTCATAACGTTCCCCTTTCATAATAAAAACCCCTCGAATCCGCTCAAGGGGTCTTGCATTCGTCTATTATTCTATTGTGGTAAATGTCGATTTAGCTCACTTTTAGCAACCGTGGTAGAGCTTCTTCCCCACGTTAATTATTGTAATCGAATTGTGTTCGTGCATTTCCGTGCACGTTTAGTAAGTTTGACTGATCAAAATGGAAAGTGGACGAAGTTCACATGATAACCACTCCTTATTCCGTTTTAGCCCTTTATAATAATTAAGATACTTAATCTCTTAAAAAATATGGGCCGGCCATGTATGTCGCGCTCCGGACTAATCTGACAAGCGCAGGTCGGTCGTCGGTCTGTCCTTCCCTAATATTTAGGTTTTCATAAATACCAAGAGAAGAAACATTTACCTGTCCGACCTCCCCTTTAGTTTACATCGCAACCTACCCAAAATGATACGTTTGGAACATCTGGAACATTTGTAACACTTGGCACATTTGTAACATCTGTAACACCTATACTTCTAATCACATCACACGAATCACACCTCTTCAATTACTTACGCATTCCTTAATAATCTGTTAGATTAATCTCAACTACATTACGAGGTGAAGAAAATGCTAACTGAAAAGAAAACATGTCGAGATGAACTTCTAAATGCCTTCAAAAACTTAATAGCTTCAACTGGAAAGAAAGAATTTTCTATACAAGAAATAAAGGACTACATGCTTAGAAATGGTTCTACTTCTTCTGAAAAGACTATTGATGCTCATATCCGTTATCGTTGTTGCGCTAATGCTCGAAAACGTTATCACGCAACTAACTATGATGATTTAATTAGACTGGAAAATGGCTTGTATTCGTTGAATATTAGATGAAATGAAGCAACCCGAAGGTCACTTCATCATCAGATCAATAACTCGTTCTCGTACTCGTTGTACGCTTGTATGGCTCATATTAAGCTTTGCTCCAATCCAACGGAAAGGCATACCCTCTAGCAACCAATAAAGTACTTCTTGCTCTATGTCGCCAGCTACCTTGCTCGTTAAATTTTGAACCAAAAGTAATTCGTCTTTAATCTTGTTAATTCGTACCTCACGCGCTGCTCTGATTTGTACATGTGCATGGACTGGATCACTTGTGCCACCAACTGCTTTTGGCATTGTTGCTTCAATTCCATATTGCGCAGTAGATGCAGCAGCTGTTAATGAATCAAGCTCATCCTTCATTCTCATGTACTTACACATGTTGTCGTGATACTTCTTGATTGCCTTGTCTAGTTGGTAGCGATTTAATTCTGTTTTCTCTTTTAACATAGTTTTGCCCCCTATGATATAATGCTTGTATGACAAAGCCATAAAAGGGCATGTACCAATTCGAGCTGTAGCGTGTGACGACGCTGCGGCTTTTTTATTTAACAACTCAAATACTTACTATTTATGGAATTTATGTTTTTTGATAGAATTTTTATAGGTTACCCAACCAAATACATAAATATTGGAGTTGATATTATGGAACACGAAGTTTTAACAATATCGGCCGGTAGTATTGAAACCGGAGAAACTGATGTTAAAGTTACAATTGAAGGTAATTCTGAAATGTCTTACTGGAATCACGATCTTAAAGTAAAAGCCATTATTGCACTATTAAATTCGATAGACATTAAGCATTACTACGAAGATAATATCCAAGACAAAGGCTTTCAATCTGCTAATGAAATTATAGAAACTACTAAAGCAGCCTTTGGTCTAGATTTATTCGACTTTGACTAATACGATTGGTCCTCTCATTGTAGAGGACCTTTGCATCTTTTCCTCAAATTGTTCAGTAACTACTTCGGTGGAATGCTTAGGAAAAATTGTCGATAACTTTCGTATTGTAACTATCGATACCACCCAATAGAATAATTCGTCTTAAACATTCGTCCTCATCATCGTTTTGAAAAATAACACGACCATTTCTAATATCTATAATCTGATATGTTTGCTCATAATCATTTCCAACCAACAAGAAATGGTATCGCGTAGCTGTAACATTGTGCCCTTGAAATTGCCATAACTTATTATTCAAATCACCAACCCCATTCTTTGCTTAACATAATGTTTCAATTGTAGATACTCCTCATGTTCAAGTTTAATTAAAATAGCGATATTTGTTCTTTTCCAAAAACCTCTAAATAAGAACTTTTCATCGATTCAAGTAGATCTCGATATTCACGTTTTGGTATATGCATTTGAGCGCCGTTATCTCCGAAAAATTGAACATAATCATATTCATAAAGTTCTTCTATTGATTCGCAATAACCGATTTTTCTAGGGATAAAATCTTGTCCATCAAAGTAACCTCGATAGCAAGAATCCGGGCTGATATAACCTTCGCTGGATCTATTAAAAGCAAAAATAAAAATTCTTTCTTGCAGCATTCTCTATCCCTCCTAATTACTGAACAAAATCTTTCGATTAAATCTCATATAAAACTCTAATGGTATACAGTAATTGCATGGTTGGTATTTCCATATTTATCAACCATTTTAAATGTTTCAAATAAAGGATGGCTCTGCATCTTTAAGTGAACAAGTTTGCCACCTGATTTAAGGATAGAAGTTTCAAATGAATTAACAAATGTATTTCGATCTTCTATATTGTCGAAAAATCTATTAATTCATCAATTGGGTGTAAACTTTTATTTGTTTAACCACAAGTGTAATCTGAAATCTACTTGTTTCTGTTTTTTCTGCTGTTCCAAGGAACTGTATATCGAACATCTTTGCCATCTCCTTTATTGGACAGTGTCTTTCTATACTCAAATTACTCAAAATGTGCATAATTTTGACTTGTTGTTTATTAACTATCTGACCATTTATCATGAATTCTATGGAACTTTTCTTCTAATTCACTTAAAGCCACGCCGATTGAACCAGCTATTGGATCGCCAATTGGATGAACCATACTTCGAATACGCTGTAATTCCAAAATCGTTTGTAAATGTAATTCTGCTGCTTCTTGAACATCATTCAAAATATTTTTAGCATCTGGCTTTTTTCCGTCCCAATGCCCATTAGATTGTAAAATAGCCACTATATCGTTGCTGTAAGGCTCGTCAATGTTTATTACAATGTAATTGTTGAATGGTTTTTTACCAGCTGCGAAACGACCTTCTTCGATTGATTCAGCTAGAATATTCAATTTGCAGAAGAAATCGTCTGTAGTTTCGTTGTCTGCATATAACCGAATATCACGTGTATTTACGACAATGTACTTTAACCCCGCACCTTCTTTTATAGTTCCTTCGAAAGCTTCTGCAGGTTCTGGCTTGCTTAATATTTCAACGACCTCTTTATTAACTAGACGTTCGTTTGTGTTAAATTCCATTAACAATTCTCCTTTCAATATCCATAAGAAGTGTTTATTTATCCAAAACACGCTTTTCATTAGCCACTCAAAACTAAAACTAATTAGTAAGTTACTGCACATTTTTTATCAATTACTCACCTTGCCCACCTACGCAAAAGACTAATCTGCTCAAGTTCTTTCCCGATGCTCCTAAGTTCTCTATAAACCTGGCATCCTCTGCATTTCTTACTAGGATCATAAGCCTTACGCTTCGGACACCCTTTGCATTTGAGAAAAGCTATGTGGTCCTGCTGATTGATTAGGCGGGCTCTGCGTCGTTTAACTTCCTTGCGAACTGTGTTCATTACTATCACCCGACTTTAGCCTCTTTACGTGCTTTCCTAGCCTTTTTTAGTTCATCATGAGTTATCCAACCACCATCAATCTTCGAGTACGTTAAAAGCTTTAATTCATGCGGATAACGATATTCAAATAACTTCTTCCTCAATCCAAATTGCTGTGTAACCATTCCCTTGATGTCAACTACTTCTGTATGACCATCTGCATAATGAACAGTGAAATCAGCGTTGTAACCAATCTCACGATATTTCTTGCCGTTCTTTTCGAACTTGGGCAACAATACGAATCTTGGCTGTAATTCAAAGGCTGTCACAACGCCTTGTGCTTGTTGATGTTTCAAGTGATCGTAATACCTTGCTTCTATCGCTGAATCGAATGTAATTCCGTCCTGTACTACTTTTTTGTTTCCGTATTTTGCTTTGCCCATGTTACCTCCTGTTAGCACTCTTTTTAGCCTGCTGATAAAACAATCTAATGTCGTTCTACCAGCAGCGTGTATTTAATCCTCAAGTTTAATGAGCTGTAATCTATTATTCACATCACTTTTAGCACGTCTTTGGTAAGCTCTAGACATGTAAAATTGAATTGTTTTAGGCTTAACGCCACGTTCCTCCGCTATTTCCTTTACAGTCCCAATAGCTACCATCTGTTCACCTTTGAAGAGTGCGTATTCTTTCATGTGGCACCTCAATAGCCAGCGTTTTGACGCTCATGGTTGACCTTATTCTTAGCGTAGTAAGCTTCTTCGACTTGTTCCCATGTGAAGCCTAGTAATTTACCTAATTGATAGAACTCTTCAAACAATTCCCCCCAGCGTTCATCTGCAAATGATTGATATTCTGTTAACTCACTCGCTTTAGAGAAAACTCGTTGAAAACGTTTGGTTGTATCATTTTCGACTATCATAAGCCAGTTCATTTCTTTCCAATCAACATCTAACTCCAACCCAATACTCAAAATGAAATGCAAGCAGTCAACATATTCTTCAAGTAGTGGATTGTAGAAGTGGCAGCCACAGCCATCACAGTTTTTACAGAAAATCCAGTCCTTTAATTCCTTATGTTTATCAAAATAACCTTCCCCTTTACACTCTTCACAAAGATCATCTGGATTTGGCACAAACACTCTCGGCTCTTGGTCCTTACTCCATTTCTTAAACCCACGCCATTCATTTGCACATTCACCAAGCTCAACCTGTAACGCTAGTAACTTCCAGTCAAGATTGTTCTGCCCTCGTAATTCTGGATGCTCCTGCATGATGTGCTCATCCAATGCAGCTTGTGTTTCAAATAATTTTGTTAAGTTCATAAACTCACATGCTCCTTATCTGTTTCGAATGTCATCAGTATTTGATACTGTCTTGAATGATACGGAAAATGATTAACTCTACTCGCTACGTTCCAACCTCTTTCCTTGTCATCCTCAATCAATCGTTCTAACTCTCGTGCTGTCCTAGCCTTGGTGATTTTTCTTAGTGGTACCATTCCTATCACCTCTTAATTAGCTTTTAGAAAGATTTCGTATTCCTCAATTTCAGAAACACCCTTTTGGAGTACGCGAGCTAAATGAGTGTCCTTGAAACCTAGATACAAACTAGCTTTGCTTAAACTTCGGAAATAAATTGGTTCATGAGTTTCTTTGTGTACCAAAATCACTTTACGACCTGTGCTTATCAAGCCAGTATCAAATGCGTGGTTATTGTTTTCCTTATGATCACACCACTCAAGATTGCTAACATTGTTATTTTTGGGATTACCGTCAATATGATTTACACAATCCTTACCTTCTGGTTTTTCTAAGAATGCAAGTGCAACCAATCTATGAACTAGATAATCCTTGGATTTGCCTTCTTTCCAAAGCGAAACTCGTACATCTCTACCACTCGGATTCTTTTCTTTTAACTCTTTCTGTTTCCATCTCCGTATACCGTGCCTAGCAGTGTAAGTTGTTTTATTGGCATGGGTTCTAACTACTCCTGTATTACTTACTTCGTAAAGACCTTCATAACCAACAATGTCTTTCCAAATGATTTCTTCATTCATTTGATTGCCCACCTCGTTATCAGTTATTTAGAATGGTAAATCTGATTCATCAACCTCAATTGGCCCCTTACTATTAGCAAATGGATCTTCATCCACTCTCGTATAACTTGGTTGGTTATTATTACCGCCATAATTGCCCTGTGGTGGCGTTTGATTCGTTCCACCTGTATTTGTACTAGATTGATAGTTTGGCGCGCTCTGTGCGCCTCCTGTGCTGTTTCTTGGCTCTAAGAATTGGATGCTGTCTGCAATAACATCAGTTGTAAAAACACGCTTACCATCCTGCCCTTCATAGCTGCCTGTTTGGATATGACCAACAATCGCAATTCGATTGCCCTTCTTTTGAAAGTTGGTTAAGTTTTCTGCCTGTTTTTTAAAGGCCACACAACTTATAAAGTCCACTTCTTGTTCGTTGTTCGCATTTTTAAATTGTCTATTTACAGCTAAAGTAAATCTACAAATCGCAACACCTGAAGGACTATAACGTAATTCTGGATCTTTAGTTAACCTTCCGATAAGCTGTGTTTGATTCAACTTTCAAGCCCTCCTTATATACTCTTTTGTACTTTTTTACCGTTGTTGTGCTGATTTTATATTTTCGAGCAATATCAATAATTCTGGTGCCCTTCTTAAATTCAGATACTAATATCTCGTAAGGAACTTTAGTTCTAACTTCCTTCCTGCTTCTTATTGGTACTCCGTGTTGTTCCAATAGCCTTTTAATTGTTTTGCCATCAGTTCCTATTTTCTTTGCAATCGTATTGCATCCGCTGTTTCTATCTTCTAAATAAGTTTGGATTATCCACTTTTCCTTATTTCTAATAGCACTCTCTCTTTCTCCTGAACGATATGCATGAACAAGATTTTCTGAATGCGTACACCACTCTAAATTAGCCACATTGTTGTTTAATGGATTACAGTCGATATGATTTATTAACTCTTTACCTTCAACTTGCGGAATAAAAGCAAAGGCAACTAATCGATGTACCCTATAAGATTTGTTTTTATGTCCTGGTTTAACTAACGTCACTCTCATGTATCCTGTTGTTGTTTTAGTTTGTTTTAATATGCAGCCCTTCATGAAACAATGAATTTTGTTACCTCTATAAACAGGTCTGTCTAAAGATCGAACTTGACCTCTATTGCTAACCTCATACAGCCCTTCATAACCAACAACAGGTTTCCAAATCTCATCATCTTCAAAATGAAATGCCAGTTGTTCGGTTAGTGTCACGCTGTTGCCTCCACTAGTTCTGGATTTTCGTAGATGTTGCCGATGACTTTTAATTCTTCATCATTGACTAAAGCTTCGTATAAATCGTGACCACAATTGTTTTCTTCTACCATCCACATGCCGCAACTGAAAATAACTTTACCAACTATGATTTTATCCTCAGCGTGTCCACCTGTTCTTAATGAGTTAAAATCGTTATATTCAACAACGTCACCCTCAAAAATCTCCTTGCCATTCTTGTCCTTTAAGCCTGTGTATTGCATTATCGGTGTTTTATCTAGCTCGAAGCAATTTTCGTCATCACTGCATCTAGTTGTCATAAAGATTGATTTTTCATCAAAATCAATACTAGTTATATCCCCCATCCATTCGCCAATTTCATCCCAAGCCCGAAACTTAATCTCTCTACTCATGCAATCATTTCCTTTCTCTGCGCTGGATAGTAAACCTTTGGCTCATACTGGTGATAAAAGCCCTTAGGATTATCATGCATTGCCAAAGCCACTTGTAATTCGAGTTCATCGAAGCATATTGTTTTTGACTTAGCCTCATCCCCATCGCGCCAAATGATGACTGCATACGGTGTTACGCCAAAACCTAAGAATATTGGATTCATCATTCATTCACTCCCTGCTATTGATTTTCGTAAATCAAAAATAAATGATTCAAATTTACGCTTGTTAAATTTATATAATCGAACAATTGGATTGCTTGTTTTCGGTTGATTTGCTGGTCCTTCGACACTAACGAAATGTTTACCAACACTCAAATAACCGTTGTTATCAAAATCCTTATCGTAATACTCCCAATAATCAGCGCCCATACTATCTGCTTTTTTTGGTGTGAAGTTCTTCCATGCTTCCTCAGCAATTTGTTCCATGTAAGTAAGAAACTCATTTAACTCATCTTGTGAAAAGATGTATTTATGGCTCAGCTCACTTGGTTGAATTACAGGTGCTTTATCTTTCCAATAAGGCGATACATAACCAACCATATTTAAGTCTGTTTCTCTTTCGAAATACACTGCTGATTTTCTGTGTCGGACAATTAGACCGTTAAAATTATGTTCAGCCATTAATCACAGCCACCTTTCCATACTCAACATTCAATACTTCCGCTAGAATAGGGGCTACTTTTTCACAAAAAACTCGACAACGCCAATCCTCGTTAAATGAAATAAACTCTTCAAACCAAGGTTCATTAGAAAAAATATCCTGCTCTATTGCTTGTTCGAACCAATGTGACCATTCGCTATAAAGATGATTTTGTGTAATGTCATCATTTCTTCTGAAATAATCGATTTCTTCCCATATTTCACGTGCTTGTTCTTCATCGATCTGGTTGTATCGACGAGCTTGCAGCAACATAACCTTCATGGCTTTTGCTGTTTTCTCTGTATCAACATAATCACGCTTTGAGTAATCCTCTAACTTTCCGAATAAATAATCGTTATTTTTGCTAAAGGTATCAATTAAGAACTGAATAAAATCTTTACCTGGCGCACCCCAACTGAACGAATACGTTTCATTACACAAACGAGCTGTAAATCCGTTTCTTGTTTCATCTACTATCAATTCACAAAAATCATGGCCGTTTGTATATTTTGGTTCTAATTCAACCATTAAACTTTTTATTGTCTTTGCCTCAACAGAAATAACTCCTTGTATATCCATCCCTTCACCCTCCAATCAAGGGGCTGTGCGCCCCTCTAACTGTTTTCAAACACTTTGCGTAATCGGTAGTTCACTTTCATGTCCTTCGGTATCGTTACTGTGAAGTCTTGAGCCATTTCAAACAACCTGCTTGTTAATGCCTCGTCAATATAAAGCATGTCGTCCAGCGATAACTCGCTAGATATAAGTAACGGCTTGTTGTTCAGATAGCGATAGTTGACTACTTCAAAGATGACCTCTGTCTGCCACGGTTTCACATCGACTTTGCCACCAATCGGCTTGAATAAATCGTCTATGAACAGGACATCAACCTCTTTCATCCGATCCATGATTTCGTTTTTACGTTCAAAGTTGTTAGCAGCAATATTGTTCATGCCATCTTTGTATGGGAAGTACAGAACAGGCACTTGTTTTGCATGCATCAGGTAGTTAGATATGGCGGTTAATAGATGCGTCTTACCACAACCTGGTTGTCCAATAAGCATGATGCTGTTCTGTCTGAAACCTCTAATCTCTTCAAAGGCTGCATAATACTGATTCGCTTTGCTTTTCATTTCAACAACTTTAGGATGAACATCATCAGTCGAGAAGTTTTTAAGGCTCATTTTCTGAAACTCTTCTGTAATGGCACTAGATTTGATTAAGCGATTTAGCTGACGTATTTTAGCGCACTCACATTGCTGCCATTCATCAGTGTCGTACTGCAAAATAACTTCTGTGCCATTTTGTAAAAGTGTTGTTTCACCAGCTTTTTTTCGTACTAGATAGCCACCTTCATCTTTACACTTCGAACAGTTGTAATTAAGCTCCTCAGCTACTGTAGTCTCCGAACACAATTGGCTTCGTGCTCGTAGCTCCTCCATTACCGCTGCCATTCTGTCGTCCGTTTTTTGCACCTATCTTCACCTGCCAATCTGCGTACGAATTAACTCCTTTTTCTAATGACCAATTACGTAATATCCCTTCGATGTATTCAACACTTGATCTACCTAAATCAGCAGTAAGTTTAATAGCTTCGATAATGAGTAAGTGGTCAGTATACAATTCAAGAAGTCTGTCCATTTTTCGATGATCCGTAAAGTTGCTGATTCGAATTGTTGAGTCATAGCAATTTTTAATTTCCAAGAACGGATTGACCGACTGACTCTCTTTTCTCTCTTTCAGTACTTGGTTATTATCAATAATTGGTTTATTCAATACTTGGTTATTATCAATACTTAGTAGTCTGCTGTTTTGTACATCTTCATTTTGTACATGTACGTTTTGTACTTCTTCATTCTCTACATGTACAAAACCGCAAAGTAGAGAATCATCTTTCACTTGAGGAACTTCATGAACTATCGTTTCCCAACTTGCAATGCGTTGCCCTTCGCGTACAGGTTGACGTGTAATATATCCATGATCTTGTAGTTCCTTAAATCCAGCTCTAAAAGCTCGTTCACCATCTGTTGAGTGTGTTACTAATTCCTTCATATGGAACACCCAATCATCTGGCATTGAAAGCATATATGCCATTATGCCTTTAGCTTTCCAAGATAGCTGGTTGTCGTTCAATGCTGTTCGATTCATCACTACATAGTTGTTGTTCTTAGCCACTCGGATGATGCCCATTTGCCCTGACCCCTCCTATTTGCTTTTTCGATGTGTTAAACGCTTCATTCGTTTAACTCGTCTACGTTCTTTCTGTAAAGCTTGATTGAAGTGATTCTCTGCATGATTCCACATGCCTTTAATAGCCTTATAATTCAAAGAACGATCCTTAGTAACCTTTTGATAGAAACCTCTTGTTTTGAACTCAATTGACAGCCCGTACGTTTTAATTGACCAACAATCATTTGTGCAATGCTTAGTTTCGTAACCTGTATCATGCCACTCTGAATAATCAATCACCTCAGCACCGCACACTGTACACGTTTTATCTTTATAGCCCCAAGAATACTGGTCATACGCTTCTGATTTACCTAACTCCCTACAAAGTGCTGAAAATATCGCTCGCTTTCGTTCTCTATATATTCCTGCCATTTGCCCTCGCCTCTCCTTATGTCGCAATATTCAAATTTTTAATTGTAGATTTATTCAGTAATCCGCATAATGTGAATTAACAATCGTAATGAATTATTAAAGCTTTTGTATCTGTTATTGGATAAATGATAGTTCCAGAAAACCAATCATCACCACGTTGAATTTGTTCAATGTAATAATCATCTTGTCTTTTGAAAGTTCCTCCATCAGGTAATTCAGCTACAAGTCCTTTTCCATCTTCAATCGTTTCTTTATAGTCAGTTATGCCACCGACACACCAACTAACGTCTTGCATTTCTTCAAGTAACTTTTCCATAAATGTAATAACTTCTGTCATTTCTCATCCTCCTACGGAATAAAAATCATCTTGCCTGTTACCACTGCTAAACCTTTATTTTTTATAAAAGAAGTTTTTGTATGAATCTCCATCGCTATCTGGATACATCGTGAATCGACACTGACTACCTTGATCATTTAATATTGTGAATGTCCATCTTTGGCCAATTGAAACGACCTCATACTCCTTACCTTTTGTTAGATATAATGACTCAAAATTATCATTAGCAATTAACACATCACCTTTTTCAATCATTCCTTTAACCTCCCTATAAAAGCCCTTGCTCCCTCTCACAAACTGCGAAACTACCACTAACCTTCGTCACCCTATAGTTTGGGTATCTACGCATGTAATCGAGTACCAGACGCCTTATTTCATCGTTATCCTTCGCCTGCTGGAATATCCAAGCAGGCAGAAGGACTTTGTGCGGTACGTTACTGTTCAATGATTAACTCACCTTGTTCTTGTTGCGCCTCTTCCTCAACAATTGAGTAGTCCGTCACATCAATAACATTGCTCATATCCTCGGCAACTTTTGTTTTAATCGTTTCATCAGCCTCTACAACCTTTTGAAGCTCGATAGATTTAGGTGCATATTTCATAACCTCTTTAAGCACCGTCTTTTTAGCCATCGCATCATAGTTAGTTTTCCAAGGACTTGTCCAACCTTTTTGGACTGCTTGTGAGAACTTTTGAGCATGTTTGTCGATACGCTCACGTGTCCAGTAAACAAAATCGTACCCACCGTTCTTCAAGTGATACACAGCGTAATAGCCTATTGGCTCACCTTGCGGATTCTGGGAAGGAACATGTACTAGATCCTTGTGTAATCCGTATGAGAACGAAAATTCATCTTCTTCATATACTTCATGGGCATAAATTGCCTTATACTGCCCACTACGAACTGCTAAATCAATTAAGCCTTTATAACCCAATTGGAACTGAACCTGTTTGCCGTATGGGATTAAGTACGCTTGACCTAGACCAGTGTTAGGCTCAACGCCAAGTTGAGCTGATTGCATTAGTGCTGCAACAAAACTAATTTGGTCACATTCTAGAAGCTTTGGTGTTGTACGTACTGCTGTTAACGCAATACGAGCAATACGATCTGCATCCATGTGTTTTGGTAAAGCACGCTGAATTTCTGGACCCATCTTTTTTAACAATGCATTTAAGGATGATTCAGGAGAAGATTGTTTTTGTGCCACTTGATTTTGCGCTTTTGTTTTCAATTCATTTGTAGTTGCCATTGATTACGCCTCCAATTTTTTATAGTTGAACCGTCTAGACGACGATGGTTTTGTATATTTTTCATAGATTTCAGGAGCTTCTTCCTTCAATCGTTTGCTATCAATGCGATTAGATATTATAGTTTTAAACGTTACTAGATGACGATTTGTATGACCTTCTGTAGCATTTGCGAGTTTGAGTTTCAACTGATTCTCGTACTCTTTCTTTTGCGACTCCAAAGACTTGATTTCAACTGACAATGTATCAATCGCATCTAGTAACACGTCATCATCTTTTGTAAGCATGATGGCCGAACCATCATCTTGTGGGTACATCTTTTTAAGTAGATCACTAGCTGCATCTGAGCCATCAATTGGTGGAGCAATATCTTTCATTACGTGGTTCTCCCAGAAGTCTTTTTCACGATCTATTAGAATTTCAATAAACTCTTCATCACGTTCAATTTCCTTCCAAATGAACTTGTTCCCACCTACTAATACAGCTATATAAGCCTTTTCGTATCCTGTAACAGCTAAGTAGTGATGAACCTGGCATAAATAACTTGCTGGTATTTCTTCACCTATCCATGCATCTTTCACATATTCACTAGCTGTCTTACATTCAAGTACAGCACGTTCGCCAACAACAACCCTATCAAGGTTAGCAAGCATGAAATTATGTTCTGGATGTACCAACATCTTATTCAATCGACGCACTTTTTTACCTGTACGCTTTGCGAATTCTTGTGCTACAAAGTCCTCTAATGCGTTACCAAAATAAACTGCATCATTGTCGACTTCCTCGTAATATTGACCTGTCTTTTCTAAAAAAACTTGGAAAGCATTTTTATATTTGTTGAAGCCCATAATCGCTCCGACATCTGAACCACCAATTCCTGCACGACGAGCATCTAACCAATCGTCACGCTCCATATCTAGCGTCGAAATTTTTGCTATTACCATTTCACAACCTCCTGTGTTATGATGTAAAAAATGATTTTTCTAAGCCACTATTGCGAGTAGTGGTTTATTTTTTTGTGCAAAATGACGCTTTGAAGTGATCTTCTAAGTACGTGTGAATGTTATCCATGTGGACGATATCACCGTTCCGAAACTCCATATAATCGTCATTGCTTACAATTAAACTGCCGTATACATCCCTAAATTCCTTTTCAACAAAGCGAAAAGTCGGTACTCTATCAACTGTTTGAATCGTTCCTAACACCATTGGATTTTCAATAAGAAGATTCATGTGCTCACCTTCTTTCTGATGGCTTTTCCCATCAAGCAGCTTGTAAATTCCAAAGAGGAAACGGCTAACCAACCATTTACAAGCTGCTTGACGAGAGCGAGTTTTGACTCGCAAACGTCTTATATTAGATTTCTGTTACATCAACTTCAATGTCGTTATCTTCATCTGCTTTTACGATATTTACAGCTGGGAAATGCCAGCTTGCATCCTGTCTAACTTTCCCTTCTAATGCGATTTCTCCATACCCTTCAATAAAGCCACCATAGTAACTTCCGTTATTGAAACGAGCACGGTATTGAGCAATATGTTCAGCATGTTTAGCTAAACTCTCAAACTCATACATATGTTGATAGAAGTTCTCCATCCAACTGTCATCCATAACCGATTCGTCTAGCTCGATTACATACCGATCTGTTCTTACAACTTCAACCTCAAATTTTCTTTTCATAATTAGGCTCCCTTTGTGCTTTAGCACTTTATATTTCAAACGTCTGATTTTGTGTTATAATGTGGGTAGACTATTACCGCACTGCTGTTTAATCGTTCCAGCGATTAAGCAGCTTTTTTATTGCCATTTAACTTTTCTAATACTTTCTTGTCGCAAAAGAAATGTACATATATTAACCTTTGCTTTAATGTCATGTGTCGCCATGCTCTAGGCTTGATGCGCATGTTTCTTCACCACCTGTACAAGTATTCCTTGCTGGTTTAAATCAACTACTGTTGTCCACAATTCCTTTTTTCTATGAAGTCTCTCTAGTTGCTCCAATGAATTATGTAGGTCTTGTTCTCGTTGTTTTGTTATGTCGAATTGACCTTTGCGAGCTAACACTTGAATTTCTACTGTAATATCTTCAATACAAGTTATCTCTCTATTAATCTGTTGGTTCAGTTTTTCTAAAGCATCCAATTGAATAATCCTCCTATAAACATAGGAACTACAGGCATTAACTGAGTTACCAAGTTCACTGTGTCCATTCCGAACAACATTGCTGCAGCTGGTATTTCCGAACCTGTTACATTAATCCACCTTAAAAAGGTAGATAAATCTAAAGTCTTTCGACCACTTTCATATTTACTAATACATGATTGTGTAACATTTAACTCTTCGGCTATATCCTCTTGCGTCATTTTCGCTTTCTTACGAAAGATTTTTAGCATCTTTCCATGCTCTATCGCATCAAACATTTCCCTCATCGCCCTTCTAAATATTCTGTATTAGAATAAATTCCATTGTGGAATACAAATTTTTCCCAAGTTAACTTAATATAGTGATAAGAGGTAGTTTTGCCCCTACCTCTTACTAGATTGGTAGTTTGACGAGGCCATTTGCCCTGGCCTCTCCTATGCTCTTGGTTGTTGTTTCAACCATTTTGTTAAAAACTCACTAGCTTCTTTGGCTGGAATTAGCCATTTAGTACCGACTTTATGTCTTGGAAAATCCGGCAAAAAGAAGAATGTTTCTAAAACAAAACTGCGTGACATGCAGGTTTTTTCACATAAAGTTTTTAAATCCCAAAAAACAAATTCTGATTCAATGGTTTGTAATTTAGCTTTTATCTCGTCTCGTGCAATATCTAGCACTTGTTGTTCGTCTATTTGGACTTGAATCATGTATCACACCTCCATTTTGTTAATTAGAGAAGTTTAAGAAACTTTTCTGGGAACCCAACAACGAATGTAATTCAAAACTGTTTGTAATTCTTGACGACGAACATCTTTATAGCTTGCTACAGCAAAACGATCTTTAATTTCACGATGCAATTCACGGAATAGTTTTGGGCGGATTGTTGAGTCATTTTCAATCTCATAAACCTTTATGGCAACTTCCTTTTGAACCGCACGTTGTTCACCCGAGGTTAAAGTTATTTGTTCTTCTACTTTTTCATTTATTAAGGAAAGTTCTTTTCGCAACTCATGCTGCTCTATTTTGATTGCATGAGTATCTTCGACCAAATCAGCAGTTGTTCTTAAAACTGTTACCAACGCTTGATCTTTAGATAATGGAATAACATTTTCTTTAACTGTGTAATATTCGTCTACTAACATTTCGTAGGCATCCCAAGCTTCATCTGTATTAAGAGATTTAGCATGAAGCCAAGCTCCTTTTTCAGTCCAAAGGTATAAAACTCTTGTCATATTAGAGATTTGTAATTGTGGTTCCGATTTTCGGAAGTACAATAATTCATCACCTTCTAATTTGATATAGTGTTTAGATTCCTCATATCTATGTTTGTTTTCTGAGAAGTTTTTTGAAATACGATCACTGTTTGTTCCATAACTTTCGGCAATTTGTGCTGTTGTGAGTACACGTCGGTTATGATGGATAATTATATTTAATTGGTTCATTAGAGAACCTCCTTTTCTTTTTAGTCATTTCGTCTTTTACGAGACATTCATTTTAGACAAAACGTCCAATTTTTCATTAAAAAAAATGTCGTCAACACTACATTCAAACAAGGAAGCTATTTTTCCCGCAAGAATAAAGTTTGGGTTTCTTATTCCACTTTCGATTTTATAATAATGCGAAGCTGAAATTCCTAACATATCGGATATTTTTTGAACACTCCATTTTTTCTTCTTTCGAAGAGTTTTCAAATTTGATCTCATATTTTCACCTCTATTCGTTCGGACTATTTGTCTCTTGAGTTAAATATAATGGACAAAACGTCCAAAGTCAACTATTAATTACACATTTTGTCCAAATTAAATTATTAATTGGACAATAAGTGTAAAATTAATAAAACAAATTAAAAGGAGAGCTCTTATGTTATGTTTCATGAAAGATTAAAGAAATTGAGAGAAAATGAAAATATCACTCGTGAACACCTGGCTAATTCATTAGGAATTACATATTCTGCACTATCTAAGTATGAGACTGGAAAAAGAGAGCCTGACTTTGAATTGCTTCAAAAAATAGCTAATTACTTTAAAGTAACAACCGACTATCTACTTTGCATAAGTGATAACCCTGCCCCACCAGAATACAAGAAAGCTGGTATATCCGATACTGACTATTACAATTTAAGTTCATATCAAAGAGAAGTTATTGATTTCTTTTTAACTAGAGAAGATTTATTTTTTAAAAACCAACCTGAGAATATACTTGATGCCCTCGAGCAGTTTGAAATTTTCTACGAAGTATTAAAACGTCAACAAGAGAACAAAAAATAATTTCACAATAATAAGCAATATTTCCAAACATTATAAAAATTCGCCTTTTCATCGGTGGATTTTTTTGTTACCATAAACAGAACATATGTTTGAAAAAGAGGGATATTATGAAATTTGTTTATACTCACCTAGAAGATTACATTCGCGAATTGTATACAAGCATTGATGTGACGACTCCTAAACAACTAGATCCAATGCTAATAGCATCTCGGCTCGGTTTCACATTGTACTTATTACCTTGTGATTCAACGAATGTAGGAAATGTAATCTTCATAGATTCTAGGCTACCCAAAGAGAAACAGTGGCAAGAGTTCGGGCATGAGTTATGTCATGGAACAGTCCATTGTGGTAATCAAGTGAGATCTATTCCTCTTTTTAGAGAGTATCAGGAATGGAAAGCAAATAGCTTTGCTCTTCAAGCATGTGTACCGACTTTCATGCTAAATAAGATAAAACTACCCGTTAATGAAGAAAAAGCTATTAATAAAATTCAACTACTATTTAATGTTGATTATGAGTTTGCTAAAAAAAGACTTCAACATTATTTAAATAATCACTTTTTTGAAGAATACGAGGAAATAAATATTTTAGTTAATTACATATAAGGGGTGTTTTTATGGCTTATTTTCGTAAACGTGGCGACCATTGGGAATACCGAATAAAATACAACGATGCTGGTAAGCAAAAAGAAATATCAAAGGGTGGTTTTAGAACTAAAGCCGAGGCACGCGCTGCAGCAGTTTTAATTGAAGAAAAACTTGTTGTAGGCGGAATTGAAAAATTAAGAAAAGGTGAGATGCTTTTTGAGGATTGGTTAGAAATACATAACAAAATGCATAACCAACATCGAAGAGAGTCCAGCAATATATCAGCTAGAAACGGACAACTTAAATTGCTTGATAGATTTAAAGGACATAAATTAAATAAGTTAAAGCGAGCAGACTATCAACTATTTATAAACGAGTTGTTATTTGAACATGATTATGCAAAAAACACTGTAGACCGCATCCACGGTGAAATGATGGGAATTATAAATAGCGCAGTTGAACATGATGAATTAGAGAAAAATTTATTAAGAGGTATACAAATTACTAAGGACGATGAAGAAGAAAAAACAATGTTCTTGAACAAATTTGAAGTAAAAAAACTATTGAATGCAATCGAAACTGAAGATATTTACAAACGTGTTATGGTCATAACTTTACTTCATACAGGGTTGCGTAGTGGTGAGCTCCTAGGGTTATTTTGGTCTGATATAGATTTTGTAAATAAAACACTTACAGTTGATCGGCAACGCACTAGAACTGGTTTAGGACCTCCAAAATCAAAATCTAGCCTTCGTACAATAAGTATTGAAGATGATTTGATTAATGAATTGCAATTATATAAATCGTGGCAAGAAGAGAATGAAAAGATAAAACAAGATTACTTTTTATCTGAATATGTATTTGTTGATGAGAATGGAAAAATCTTTTATCAAACAAAGCCACAAGACATGATGCAAAATTTACTTAGGTATGCCAAATTAGAACCTAGAAAATCTACACACTTACTCCGTCATACACACGCAGTAATGATGTTAGAAGCTGGAGTAGATATCAAAACAGTAAGCACAAGGTTAGGACACAAAAATATAGACATTACGGCAAACACTTATTTACACATTACCCCTGAGCACGAAAGAAGTGCACTTAAAAAATTCGAAGAATACCTCAAAAATTGA